CTTCATTCTGTCCTCCTCTCTTTTGGAGTGACAAGGCATATTTGTTCTTCTGGGCCGGATTTGCAACATCAATGACATCATCTACATCAAGGGGATGGAGTTTACCAGGGGCAAAAGCAGAAAACTTCATACAAAACTCTTTAAGATAACGATAATATTTGGGAGCGACGGAAAAATCAGGAGGTTTTCGAAGATTCCGAACGCGACCAACATAACAATCAATGTCATTGGATAAGCAGGAGGCAGGGACAAAAGCACCATCAATTAACGGGGGCATATACGCTTGACCTTTTATCTTAGGATCATCATCAAAAACATCTTTGTACTCACGCTTATAAGCGCGTGGGGCCCTATCAGTAAGTTCATAAGAAGGAACAAGAGCTGAAAAGTTAGTGCCCACCAATTTCTTCAAAATTGGAATACAAGCATACATGAGTTGAGTAGTATCACATATACGCTGCACAGATGCCATTTGCAAAGTTTTTGATGTAGAACAAAGAGCAAGAGCATTAGAAAATTTCTCATTATCCATTTTGTATTGGACAAATGTGTCAATGTCGCGTAGGACAACAGAAGATCCCAGATGAAGCAACTGAACACCGCAGGGCAAATTAGGATTAAAACGAAGCAATGGCTTAAGATCAACCAAAATACGCCTCAAAATATTCCCAATAATACCCCCACGGGTAGCTGGAATCAAACAGACAAGAGCTCTGTTGTAACCACACGGTTTGACCTCCACATAACAATGGACAAAGCCAAGGCAATCATGGAATGTTACATAATCACGACGCCAATCCCATATCAAATGGCTGTAAGGTAACGAGCCAGGAAAAGACATAGTCATTTTGCCGTGATTGTCAAAGGACATTGTGTAATCGTCATTAGTAATATATAAGTCAGACGGATAGTAAGTGTACATGAGAACACATGTACCCCGACGCAAAAATGTTATAAACTCAGAATCAATGTATTGATCAACATCAATTAATTTAATAACACTTCCATCCTCAATATGATCATTATGATAGTGTAAA